AATTTACGAGCCGGGTACAAAGTTCGATTCCGTGGTGGTGATTGTAGGTCCGCAGGGCTGCGGCAAGTCCACCATCTTTGCCAGAATGGGGAAAGAGTATTATTCTGACAGTCTGAATCTGACGGATATGAAGGATAAGGCAGGAGCGGAGAAACTGCAGGGATATTGGATTCTGGAGCTGGGCGAACTGGCTGGTCTTAAGAAAGCGGACATTGAAGTTGTAAAAGCCTTTGTTAGCCGCACAGATGATATCTATCGCCCGTCCTATGGCAGAACAGTGGAAAGTCATCCAAGGCAGTGTGTCATTGTGGGTACCACCAACTCCGAGACAGGATTCCTGCGTGACATTACGGGCAACCGCCGCTTCTGGCCGATTAAGGTGACCGGGAAAACAAAGCGTAAATCGTGGGATATAACCAGTGAAGAGGTTTTGCAGATGTGGGCGGAGGCAAAGTACCTGTATGGGCAGGGCGAGCCTTTGTATCTGAATATGGAGGAAAGCAGTGAAGCCTTGAGCGAACAGATCGATGCGATGGAGACCGATGAGCGTCAGGGCATTGTGGAGGAATATCTGAATACCCTTCTGCCGGAGAACTGGAACAGTATGGATTTGTACGAGAGAAGGAATTTCTTCACGGACAATACTGCGGTCAAGGGTACTGTACAAAGAAAGACGGTCAGCAATGCGGAAATCTGGAGCGAATGCTTCTGTAGGAACTTATCCGACCTCAAACCATCCGACTCCTATGCGATAGCCGCCCTTATGACCAAAGTGGACAGCTGGCAGAGAACGGACAAAATCAGAAAGCTCGCCATCTATGGCAGGCAGAGAATTTATGAGAGGTTGTGATTTTAACAGCCTGTGTTCCAAGTCGTAGGTTGTGAACAGCAAAAAAGCCTTGAAAACAGGCACTATCAGACATCAGCTGACACAAGTATCACAAGAATTACTATATAAATTATTTCTATTTTATATAGGGTAATGCAAGCGTGTACAGGCATATACGCACGTATAGAAATTTTCCGAGATGGTTGTGTCAGTTGTGTCTTGTGATTTTAGGAGAGGATGAAATGAGAGAAAAAATCATAGAACAGAAACTTGTAACGGCAGTAAAAAAGCATGGCGGGATATGTCCGAAGTTCACTTCTCCCGGTTTCGATGGTATGCCGGATCGTTTACTGCTTCTTCCGCATGGTAAGTTCGCCTTTGTGGAAGTGAAAGCACCGGGAGAAAAACCAAGACCATTGCAGCTGGCAAGGCACAGATTACTGAGCTGTCTGGGATTTCGAGTGTATGTACTGGATGATGCGGAGCAGATTGGAGGGGTTCTTGATGAAATTGAAAATTCAATGTGACTGGTGTGGAAAAGAATTTGAGAGAAACCATAATCACATTCATGAAAAAAACTATTGCTGCAGAGCGTGTTTAGGAAAAGCAAACGCAGAACGTTTTCGATTGAAGAGTCTGCGAACGTGTGATAACTGTGGGAAAATTTTTGAATACAGAGGTAACCATAAAAAGAGAAACGAACATTTCTTCTGTTGCCCAGAATGCAGCTATGAATTCAAAGTGAAAAAAATATATGTATCATGCGATTGGTGTGGCAATCCAATTTACAAAAAGCGTTCTGATGTTGCAAGAAACGAGCATAATTTTTGTGATTATGGGTGCTATATCGACTACGTCAATTTTGAAAAAGCTGGTGCAGATAATCAAATGATATCAGGAGAAAAACTGTATCGCAGGCTTGCAGAAATGAAGATTGGACGAAAACTTCAAGAGAATGAGGATGTTCATCATATTGACGGCAATCATCTAAATAATGATTTTGCCAATTTAAAAGTTGTTACAGCTTCAGAGCATATGAAAATACACGCTTCCCAGAAAGAGAGGGACTGTCATGGCAGATTTATTAAAAAAGAATGATTTGCATGGGTATCAGGAATATAGTGTCAATTTTATTATTGAACATCCTGTAGCTGCAGTCCTTTTAGATTGTGGACTTGGGAAAACTGTAACATCACTTACGGCTATAAATGATTTGATGTTTGACTATTTTGATATTCATCGTGTTTTAGTTATATGCCCTTTGAGAGTAGGTAATGTTTGGGCGAATGAGATACAACATTGGGAGCATCTGCACCTTTTGCAGTATTCGGTGGCGGTGGGTTCTGAGTCGGAGCGGCTGTCAGCACTGAAAGCACAGGCAGATATTTACATCATCAACCGTGAAAATGTGCAGTGGCTGATTGAGAAAAGCGGCATCCCCTTTGATTTTGATATGGTGGTTGTGGATGAGCTGTCCTCCTTCAAGAATTATCAGTCCAAGCGGTTCAAGGCACTGATGAAGGCAAGACCGAAGGTAAAAAGAGTGGTAGGTCTGACAGGCACTCCTTCCAGTAACGGTCTGATGGATTTATTCGCAGAGTTCAAACTGCTGGATATGGGAGCAAGGCTTGGCAGGTTCATCGGTCAGTACCGAACGGCCTATTTCTCCCCGGACAAGCGTAATGGTCAGATTGTTTACAGCTACAAGCCACTGCCCAATGCCGAACAGCAGATTTATGATAAGATTTCGGATATTACGATTTCCATGAAATCTACCGACCATCTGAAAATGCCGGAACTGATCAGCACACAGCTGGCGGTGGAATTGTCGGAAGCGGAAAAGAAGAAATACGAGGAACTCAAAAAAGACCTCATCCTTCAGCTGCCGGATGGAGAGATAACAGTCGCCAATGCCGCATCGCTAACAGGCAAGCTGTCCCAGATGGCAAACGGAGCAGTCTATTCTGATGATGAGAGCGTTCTGGAGATACACCAGAGAAAGCTGGATGCACTGGAGGATATCATCGAATCGGCAAACGGAAAGCCTGTCCTTGTGGCATATTGGTTTCGTCACGATTTGGAGCGTATCAAAAAACGCTTTGATGTGAGAGAAATCAAGACCGCAAAGGATATAGCCGACTGGAATCACGGCAGTATTCCAATTGCCGTAATACATCCGGCATCGGCAGGACACGGCCTGAACCTACAGCAGGGTGGTTCTGCCTTGGTATGGTTCGGCATCACATGGTCACTAGAATTATATCAGCAGACCAATGCCAGACTTTGGCGGCAGGGTCAGTCCGCAGAAACCGTGGTCATTACCCACATCATAGCAAAAGACACCATTGACGAGAGAATCATCAAGGCACTGAAAACCAAGGATACCTCCCAATCCGCCTTGATTGATGCCGTAAAAGCCAATCTATGAAAATCAGAGTCAACCTATGACAATCCAAGCCAATCCGAGTGGAATACAAAATTTCGGAGGTAAGGATATGACAGAAAAAGAATACTTATTGCAGGCACGATATCTGGATGAGCGTATTCACTCGAAGGTTCAGCAGGTGGAATCTTTAAATGATTTAGCTACAAGCTGTTCCGCTGTAATCAGTGATATGCCGAGAAATCCAAACCGTGGCGGTTCCAAGATGGCAGATGCAGTAATCAAGATTGTTTCTTTGCAGGAAGAAATAAATATGGACATCAATGCGCTTGTAGAACTAAAGCGAGAAATCATGGGTGTTATAAAAGCCGTGCCAAATGTGGAATACCAGACGCTGTTAGAAAAACGATATCTGTGCTTTATCTCATGGGAGCAGATTGCCGTGGATATGAATTATTCTATGCAGCACATACACCGAATGCATAGTGCAGCACTGAAAGAAATTATCTTGCCACCGGAACATGAGAGTTAATGTGATAGAATGAGAGTAAGCACCTGTGATATTATTATAATAGCGAAAAGCAAAAAAAATATAAACGGGTAAAATCGTAGAAAGCCTTGTGGGTCACACCGACCTGCAGGGCTTTTATTATGCCTAAAATGAGGTGAGAAGATGCCAAGAAAACCTAAACGACCGTGTTCTTATCCAGGCTGTCCTGACTTAACGGATGGACGGTTTTGTGAGAAACACCAGAAAGAAGAAAACAAACGCTATGAGAAGTACGACAGGAATCCTGCTGTACGCCGTAGATATGGACGCGCTTGGAAGCGAATCCGTGACAGCTATGCTGCGGAGCATCCTTTGTGTGAGGAATGCTTAACAAAGGGCAGGTATGTTGCGACTGAAGAGATACACCATAAACTTCCGTTGGCCCAAGGAGGAACGCATGATAGGAAGAACCTCATAGCTTTGTGTAAAGAATGCCATGCAAGGATTCATGCACAAAATGGTGACCGTTGGCACTGATGAAGGTGCAGGGAGGGGGAGGTCAAATCTCAAAACCCTTGTACGGGAGGAACGGGCGGGGGGCTTCACGCACAAAAAGAGCAGTTCAAACAGGGGATTAA